CTATCTCCGGTAAGGAAGATTAACAATTCCCCCGGGGCGTTTCTGCCTTTGGGTAGTATTGGCCCATTTACCTATTGCGTCAATTTGAGCATTGATTCCTCTCAACCCCTGGGTTAATTCCTCTTTCAATCCATTGATGGCACGTTTTGTTGCCAGTCCTAATTCCTGAAGCTTGGCAACGTAGAGCTTGCCTAATTCCCTCATTTCAGCTTCATCAATGTGTCCATCCGCGGCTGCAGCTTCAATATTTTTACGTATGACATCAAGAGCCTTGTTGGCCAGGTCTGACTGCTGGGGGCTAGAACTTTCGCCCGTTTTCATGAGCAATCCCTGTACAAAAGTTTTAAACGCCTCTTTAGTATCTTTCTGCTGTTCCCGCTGAAGCTTCTTCAACTCCCGGTCCCGCTCTTTCTCAAGCTTTTCCTGGGCCTTCTTGGCTTCCTGGGCTTCCTTTTTGTCGGCCCGTTTGTTGAACAGGTCAATATTGGCGGAATTGAGCCGGTCTTGCGTCCTGATGCTCCGCTCCTGATCAACAATGTTGCGTTCATAGGCCCCCATAATATCCCCCAGCTTCCCGGCTTCTTCTCTGGCATCGGCAAGTTTGTCCGCAAGTTCTTTTGCCTTGGTGTTCTGGTCTTCCAGGGCTTTTTGATATTCCCCGGTTCGGCTGGTTACGTCCGTTCCCTGCTGGTAGGATGGTTCAAAGTTCACGCCGGATTGGCGGAACAAGTCCCGGAGTTCATCTATTCTGACAGTGGCGGCATTTCCCTCGTTTTGGGCTGCATCACGGGCAGACAGAAGGCGTTGCTTCTCGGCTTGAAGTTTTGCCAATTCTTCCCTAGCTTTTCGTCCTTCGGAGTTAGGGACTCTTGCTAACGCCTCAATATCATTTATTTTTTCATTCACCTTGCTAATTCTACCGTTACTCGCATCAATCCGTTCCTGGGCTTTGAACTGTTGCTGGAACAGTCTTTCAACCTCCTGAAGGGAGGGCATTTGACCTTGAATGAACTTCATGTCAAAGTCCTTATCTTGCAAACGGTCACGGTTTTGAACGGCCGTATCCAACTGCTTTCCGTAGTCCATGAATTCCTTCTGCGCTACTTCCAGATCCCGGCGGCGTATTTTGTCGTCAAGATTCTGGTCAATCATCATCATGCCGTAGTCCCGCTGACGTTTGGTGATTTTGCCGTCTTCAAAGTCATTGTCCAACTTCACGCGGGCAAGCTCGGCTTCCTGCGTGTCAATACCCTTCTGGCGGGCGGCTTCCTCTCTCCGTAGCTGGATTTGCCGTTCAATCTCCTGCGTTTGCAAGCGGTATTGCGTCGTAATGCCCTTGATGAAGTCCTCGAACCCTTTGTTGATTTCCTGCGTCCGGTCGGCTTTGTTATAGTCTTGGATGGCCTCATAACTCTTTTTGATGGCTTCGGCGGCATCCCTGGCACGTTTTTTCATCCTTTCGGTTGCCTTCTCGGCGGCCTTGTCAAGTTCATCACTCTTAGCCTTGAAATGGTCAATCAAAGCGGTAATGCCGGCGGTCAGCCCCTGGATCAGCAGCATAGCCCAGCCCAGCGGCCCCATAGCCGTTTTAATGGTGGTTCCAAAAAGACGAATAAACGGAATAGCCCCACGCAGGGAACTGGACATGCCCAGGATGCGCGTTGCCGCAATGGTGATTTGCCCGGCCAGCCCCTTGACCTGCGTGGAAGTGAGTTGTCCGGCATCCCCGGCCGTCTTGATGCGCCGTCCCAAATCCTGGATATTTTTCAGGGCGTCCGCCTGGGCCACGTTATCCCCGGCCTTCCGGGCCTCTTCCAGCTTGGCAATGTAGGATTCCAACTCGGCCTGCAATTCTTCATAGGTGGCGGAGGCGCGGCGGTTGTTGGCTTCCAGCCGTTCCACCGTGGCGGCGGCGGCCTGCTGCTTCCGGGCCTCTGCGGCTTCCGCCTTTTCCGCGGCCTTGTCGGCGGCGTCCATTTCCTTGTTGTAGCCGTCGATGATTTGTTGAAGGTTTTCGTCAAGGTCATCTCCCCATTTCGCCCCAAGGTCCAAATCAGACATTTTGTTATTGAGGACTTCAAAGACGTCATCCACCTGTTCCAGCTTCTTCCTGAATTCCTCGGAGGTCGGCACGGCGTTGGTGACTTCGTCAATAAACCCGGTCAATCCCGGGTTGTCGTTGAAGGCGGCTTTCATCCGGGAGCCGGCGGCGGTCAGGGCGTCGGCGTATTGGTCAAGTTTGGAATTGGCGTTTTCCAGGGCTTGTTCATATTCCGCCCCCATGCCGTCCTTCATGGCGACACTGGTTTCTTCAGCGGCCGTTTTAACGTTGTTCAGGGCGTCGGTTACCTGGTTGATGGCGTTCGCGCTTCCGCCGGCTCCCCGGGCGGCTTCCCTGGTCTTGTTGATGGCCTCGGCAGTCTGATCGGCTCCGGTGGTGTCGGCGGTTGTCCTGATGTTGATGTTCAAGTCTCTGTCTGACATGGTTTTACTGATTGGTTTTATTTGGTTGGCTGTTGTTGTTTCAACGGGTAGTTGAAGGGGGGCATATCCGTGGTTGCCGGAGCATTCATGGATTCAAACGGGCGTCGCACAGGGCGAGCATGACTTCCCGGCGGGCGCTTTTGGGAACGTGGGGAGGCCTGGGATTGCCGACGCTCACCACGTCATAGCTGCGGGCATAATCCTCCGGATTCGCCGTCCGGCTGTCCCAGTTCCACCAGGACCACCGCCCGGCCCGGTTCCGGGGCGTCCACGGCTCGTCAAGCCGGACACGCTCCCGGCCGCAGACATCCATGACGGCCCGGCAGATGGTGAGGTCTTCCGGGGCGAGCGGGGGGATAGCGGCGCATTCCAGCGCTTCGGCGGCCATCCTGGCCGCCCGGCCGCTCAGGGCGTAGCAATTTCCGTAGGCGGACCGTTCGGACGGGTTCCGGGGGACCCGGTATCCGGCGGCGTGCAGCGCAAGCCCGTTGTGTTTCATTTCCCTGACCCATCCGCCCGACAGAAGCGCCGTGTCGGAGTCAATCTTGACGACGGTATCGCCATCCGCCGCCCCCTTGGCCAGCGTGGTAATGATTCCCCGGACGCACTCCGGGCCGCGCAGATTGCCGCAGCGGGGGAAAGAGCTCCGGCGATACCGCGCCCCATACGCTACAAGAGCCCTCCTGGCCTCCGGGGGTACCGGGGCGGCGCTGTCGTCCACCACCGTAACTACCGCCTCCGGAAGAGCCGTCCTGGCGCACCGGACGCAGGCCACGGCTTCCTGCGCGTCTCCGGCATAGGTGAAGGTGTATATCCTGATCATGACATTCCGGAGGGGCCGAAGGTTCCCGGGTGGATTAGGAGATAAACCGTGCCCGCCTGGTGCTGCACCACCTTGTTGCCGTCGATGGTGGCCAGATGGAAATAATATTCATAAGGGGTTTCCCGGTCTTCCTCCGCGAGCCTGACGGGGTCGGAGACGCCGCCCGCGGCGGACAGAGAGGATCCGAGATATTTCGCGTCCTTGTCCAACCGGATCTTGAGCCAGATTTCCCCGGAGGTGACGGGGCTTTTCACCCATCCCCCGGAACCGGCCCCCTCCGGAAGCAGCCCCCCGATATAGTTGCCGGCATAGATAGCCTTCCCCTGGCGGATGTAGGCGTCGGACACCTTGCCGTCGCTCCCGTAAGACAGGCGGCATTGGAATCCCACCTCGACGGCGCTGGTTCCCCACGCGGGAGGCTCCTGGGCCTGCAGCAGTTTTACGGACGGCCCGACGCTGGGAAGCTCCGGGACTTCATCGTCCGCTCCGGAAGAGCCTCCGCCTCCGCTGCCGGATCCTCCGCCCGAAGAACCGCCCCCGGCGGACGTGGACGAGTCCGCCCAGGCCGTCCGGCGCAGCGCCTCGGCAAGCTGCCGGCTCCGGTCGATGGAGTCCTGCAGGGAGATCTGTTCCGGGGCCCCCACCGTCACGTCGGAAACTCCCGTTTTAAGGTCGAGGGATATTTCCTGGATGACGGACCGCATGGCTTCCCATTCTTTCAACCCTCCCGTGATGGAGAGGCGCCCCCCGCAGACCTGGTCAAAGTCGTCGTGGACGGTCGCGGATCCGTCATAGGGCAACGCGCGGGTGGCTTCGTAGTAGGATTTCAGGAAATTTTTATACAGTGCGGAGGTGTCGTAGCTGCCCGATGTTTCGTCGTCTCCGGAGCTTCCGCCGTCGTCGGACACGCTTTCCACCGTCCCTGCCCTGTCCACCCGGTAGGATGCGTAGCCGACATTCGTCGTGGTCACTTCAAACGTCAATGTTCCGATCCAGCGGTCCCCGGTTCCGGATTTTCCGCCGTATTCCGGAAAATATTGTTTCACCGTGTCGGGGGGATCCGTCGCCAGCACCCGCAAATCCACCCGGACCTTGCCCCATTTGATTCTCGCGCTCTTTCCGTTGATCTGGCCGGAGGTCAGTTCGTGGGTGACGGCCGCGCTGCTGTATCCCCGGTGTTCCGCGTCAGCCGGCGTGATGGACGTGATTTTCGGACTGGCCGCCACTTCCAGGCCGGCGCAATCCTCCAGAGCCGGAGCCCAGCGTTTGACGCGGGCCGCCCACTGGGCCGTGCCGGTCGGGAATTTGTCTCCCCGGACAATCATCCGCGGGGCGTCGTAACCCAGCGAGCCCGTTTCCGCAGGGCTGTATTGCCCGGCAGTGTCGGAGACCTTGACGCCGCCCGGAACGTCCACTTCCGCCGTCACCACATAGGGCTGGGACAGGGAGGCGCCTGAGGGATAGACGGCCAGCGCGCGCTGAACCCGGGAGACCACGGAAGCGTTGCAGGTCAACCCCACGGCCGGAGGCACCAGATCGGGACGCGCCTTGAGGGACAGGGCGCTTACGTCCACGGCGGACAGGTCGAGCACGACATCCGGCAAATGGGCATGGTCGGCAATGACCAGCGTGGCGGAGTCGTCCGCGCCGTATTCAAACCACGCGGCCATATTGGGGCGCCATTGCTGGATCTGGGAAAGCAGGGAGGCATACGTTTCCGACGCGTAGGCAAACGGAATGATTTCGGCATCCTTGTCGATCCGGAGGTCGTATTTGATGGGGACCAGGGCCGTGCTGACGGCGTGGTCCAGGACTCCGGAGAGGGCGTCCCGGATGTTCGCGGTCGCCTGTTTTTCCTGACCGCTTCCGCCTGTGCCCTGGCGGTATTCGGCAAAGATGCCGTTGGCGCGGCCATTCGCGAAGTACTGGATGTTGCTCAGGTTCCACCAGTAATCGCAAATCCTGATGTCCCAGCTCTCGGAGGTTCCTTCAAGGGAGTGTTCCAGGTCAATGGCCGGGCCGATGAGCAGGGTTTTCCCGCGCCAGACGACTTTCACTATTTCCCCTTCTTCAAACGGGCAGGAGGCAAACCGGGAGACCGGCGCGCGGAAGGAAACGGAGGCTCCCCCGAAGGAGAGCCGGTTGTAGGACGGGCTTTCGGCCATGTCCAGGAAGTCGGCGGAAGATACGTCAAGGGTTTTCACAGGGGGCGGCCGAGGGTGAAGTTGTAGGAGACGATAAGGCGCAGGCCCTGAACCTTCGGTTCGGCGTCGGCGATGACGGCTTCAAAGCGCTGTTCACGGCCGCAGGCGTCGGTCCAGGTCCATTCCCCCTTTCCCGCCGTTTTCCATTCGTTGAGCCATTCGTAAAAGGCGCCCCACGCTTCCATGTGGGAGGCGCATTCCCGCACGGTGGAGATGGTGAAGGACAGGGACAGGTTGCCGAATGCGTCCAGCCTGGGGAACGGGCTGTTGATGATCGGCGTGGCGGACGTGCCGAACTGCACCGGGAAAGCGTGTTCCGGCAGGGAGTCGAGCAGGAATTCTCCGACGCGCACGACGGGGCGCCCGTCAAAGGTGATGGAAAAGGGAGAAATGGTCGTGTCCATGCCTCAATAGTGGTGGGGGGAAACAGGGGCCGCCCCTCCCCATGCAAACAGAGGGGCGGCTCCGGCTGTCATGCCCCGGCGGAGGCCGGGAAGGCGATTTCTTCCGTGGGCGTCAGGGAATTCAGGGAGGACGGTATCACTTCAAGCGTCAATTTCGGCGTGATCAGCTTGTTGTTTTCCGTGGGGATTTCCACCTTGAGCAGCGCCGCGACTTCCAGGACCATCATTTCTTTTTTGTCTTCCTGGTATTTGGTGAGGCGCGCCCATACCTTTTGCCCGTAGATGTTCCGGGAAAAGGGCTGCACTTCCTTCCCGGCTTCCAGCCTGTCGCACTGGTAAATCACCTGCCAGCAGACCGGATTAACCTCCGTGGAGTTAATCTCGATGGTGTTGCCCGTCACTTTGGTGTTCTTCCGCGTCACATAGGAGGTCGTGTCGCGGGAAAATACCGTGCGGGCGTCGTCTTCCGTGGTCGGCGTGATTTTGTAGTCGATGACTTCGTTGGCCATCATCCAGGCGTCGGAGTCCTTCGCCGGCTTGAATTGCTCGTCCACCGTGTCCGTGCCGCTTCCGGCCGTGACTGTCGTTCCGAACGGGCACAGGTCGAGAAAGGTGCCGACCAGCATTTCCTTGTTGTAGAGTTCTGACATGGTTGTTAGCTTCTTACGTAGTCAATAAAGGTCACTTTCCCGGCGTCGGCGTGGACTTTGTACACGTCTTCCGGGATGTGGACGATTTTTCCCCGCGCGGCGATGCCGTGAGGGAGTTCCAGCTTGTTGACGGCCACCCGGCATTTGACGATGCGGGGCGCCGGAGCAGTAGCGGCCTCCTGGGCCGCGGCGGTGGTGGGTTTAGTTGCCATGTTTGATAATCAGGGTTGTTTCCATCGTCAGGACGATGGACTTTTTCAGGATTTTGGCGAGAGCCGGCTTGGAGCTGGTAACGATTACCTCCGTCATCATCAGCCGGGCATGGTTGCGGCGCCACTTGTGAAAGCCCTCCTGGATGATGTCGGCAAGGTCGTCGGCGTCCCAGCCGTCACCGTCCAGAAGCGGGTTGCTCTCCACGGTGACGTGCCATCTGGCCGTGCTTTTGCCGCTCCTGCTCAACTTGTCCGGAACAATTTCCGGACGCTCCATGACGATGACGGTTTCCAGGGAACCGGTCACCCTCTTGATTTCTTCCTCAAAGGAACCGTCCCATGCCTTAATAATGATTTCCGGGTCTTCCCCGTTGTTGGCCGCGGAGCAAATTTCCACGGCCCGCTGACAGAGGACTTCCGCAAATGCAATGACAGGCGACTTCTTCAGGGTTTTCTTCATATCGGATTGCTCCAATCCTGGTGTTTCGGCCCTCCGTAAATGACGTCGCTGGGCTGGTGCCCATCGTAGGGGGCAAACTCGACTTCACAGGCAGCCACGGCGCGGAGTTTCGCGCGGGCATCCTGATATTGAGCCGCCCGCGCCGTCCCCTGCAGGGATTCGCTTGAACCTGGCACGGAGCTGGTGACGGCATCCCGCACCAGAATGCAGGTGGTGAATACCAACTCCGCGGGAACGGAACTGGAATCCATCGCAATCCTGGCATTTCTGGGGCAGGAGTTGACTGCAGCCGCCACCTCGTTGCAGACCTCGCGGATGATGTCGCTGATTTTGTCCCGGGCAATGGAAGTAATTTCCTTGTCCTGGCAATAGCGGGCAACCGCTTCCGGAGTAATCCTTACGAGGGCCATTGTTTCAATAAGGTTATACCTTGACGGCAAGGACGGCTTCCTGTGCCGTGCTGTCGCCTGCGGACGTTTCAGCTGCGATTTTCAGGCGCAGCCAGGGGCCGGCCTCCAACGGAACGCGCATGAACACTTCTCCGGAGCCGGAACCATTGCTCTCACCCCCCGTCGCAACCAGCTTCGGGGAATCCAGTTCCGTCCAGGCATCACCGTCCTCGGACGATTCGACGGTGAGGGTCATCGTCTTGCCGGCGGCCAGCGCGGGAAGCTCTTCGTGCTTCAATGAAATGACAGCGCTGTCGATGCCTCCTTTCTGTCCGATATGAATCGGGGCAGACGTTACCGTCTTTCCGGTTCCCGGCATCTTCAGACGGATCGTAAGCGCTTCGTCATTGCGGTACATATTCTTCATCATGTGGTGTGTTTCTCCTTTCTGCGGATAAAAGGTTAATTTTTGAGGGCAAGGGAGTTGCGACGGGCGCGGAAAAAGTCTTCCGCAAATGCGGCGCGGACACTGGACAGTGATTCGTCATCAAGCAGGGAATCCACTTCCAGAATCTTGATTCCCATCACGGAATCGGGTTCAGGGGCGATCATGCCCGTTCCGCCGTTTCCGGTGGCAGGCGTAAGGGTTCTGGATTCCTGCAACAGCAATTTCACATTGCCGTTCATAACCACATAGGAAATCATGCCGCGCAAGGCCGCAGGAAACAGGCTCTTCGCCTTGGCGACAAGTTTGTCCGTCAAGGGATGCTGGGCGCTGATGTTCTTGATGCGGGCCACGGAAAACGGAGATTCCACGGCAATGCCCGTCCAGCCTTCCAAACGGGAAGTATAGGCCCTCATTGTTCCTGATTCCCCGTCTTCCGTATTCCTGGCTACGGTCTCTTCCTGCACCGGAGACATGGAAAGCGTCTTCTTGTTCCCCCATATGGAGTGCAGGAAGTCGTCACCCAAAATGACCAGGTAAGCGGAAGCTCCGGAGTTGTCGGCGCGGTTGGCTTCCGAGTCTTCCTGCTTGGAAGGATCCGCGGAAATGGTCATATAATCCCCCATCTGTTCAGAAATAGCCGGGAACACATTTTCCTGTTCCGGAAGCCTGTACCACATCTGCAGGGCAATGGAGGCCATGGCACCCAACGTAACGCTTCGGGTTTCCTTGGTGAGCAGCTGCGCCCCCCTGGCGGAGCTGGTGACAACGGCCTTGTCCACCGCAATAGGTCCGTCAATGTAGTAACACTTAACGGTTTTATTGGTGTATTCGGTCGTCAGGTTCTTGGCTCCGGCATTGGCCGGACGAAACCCGAAACGGGGAATGCCGGTGGGCATATTGATTTCGTACTGCGTTCCGTCAATAACGGTAACGGGAAACGCGGTTACTTCCGGGGATGCAAGTCCAACAGAACGGACTGCGTCAAGGGCCTTGATAGATCCTGTTCCTTCCTGCTGAAGCACGTCCAGCAGGGTCATAAATTCTTTCGCGGGCATATTACTTGTTCAGGTTATTGAGTTCGGTTTCAAAGGAGCTGCGAAGAGCCGCGGTTCCCGTGACGGGTTCTTTTGGGGAGCCTTCCGGCTTGCCGGCATTCACGTCATCGAATGCGGGATTTTTCGGCAGGGCGTTCAACTGCTTGCTGGCGGCAATATAGTCTTCCGTCAGGGCTCGTTCCCAAAAGGTCTTGGATGCTTCATCCTTCGGGGCGATTTTGCCCGCAGCAATGGCATCGGCAACGTCCTGGACGGCGCGTTCCTTCACCTGCTTCCTGGATGCGGCAATTTCTTCCTGGCATTTCGCCAGCTCCTTCTTGCTTGCTTCCAATTCGTCGGAGCTGGCCTTGCCTTTGTCCTGCAGGGCCTTGATGCGCTCCAACACGATAGCCTCGGCATTTTCAGCCTTGGCTTCTTCCTCGGTCAAAATGCCGAGGGCAACGAGTTTAGTGATGTCCATGTCTCGGTTGGTTGTATGGTTGTCTTGCTGGTCGAGGCCCTCCTTGGGCTTCTCAAGGTCTCTATTGTCGCCCGGTTTCCCGGGGTCTTCAACGTCGTCAAAATGGGCTACGTCGCCCTCCATTCGGCTGGCGGCAATGCGTTCGATGTCGTCAAATGCGGGGTCATTGACCAAGGAACCTACTTCTATGGATTCCGGCAACAGGCCGAGGATTTCCCCGGTTCCCTTGTCGCGCCGGAAGCGGGGGCTGTGATAGCCGTAATTGCCGCCTTCCACGTCCGTTCTTCCCTTCTCCGTCCATCCTTCCAGTTCCAACACAACGCCTTTTTCCTCGTTCCACACAAACCGTCCCGGCTTGTAAGAGGCGGGCCCCATCTCATGATCATAGAGCCCGACCGGTTTGACGTTGCTGGATAGCTTGGCTTCCAGGTCGGCATTGAGCCGGGGAACGCAGTCGGACGTTACCCGCACCACACACGTTCCCGGCTGGCCGTTGAGCGAGCATTTAATAGTATGTTCTCCTTTGGGGGCCCACAGGATAGCCATGGGAGCCTTGCCGTGGTTGCCGGCTACCGTCGTTATCAGCGTACTCATGCCCCCATGATGAGGCACAGTGGAGGTATGGGGCAATAGACGCAAAATGGGCTACAAAATATTCAAGCCGTAACGATCAGGAATAAAATCCCGGCTGGCCGAGAATAATATCTTGCCACCTCCCAAAGTTTTACGTAATATTATAACGGTATTGGGAGAGAATTGATTTCTCAGTCCCTGCTCTATTGAATTAAGAAAAAACACTAATTAAAAAAGAAAGGTACTTACCATGAAAATGATTTTTTTATGGGCCACATGTTTAGTTGTCATAACCGGTTGCAATGCTCCTCAAGAGAATCATGATCAAATTGAAAACGATGGAACAAAAATAGAAAACAAGTCGGAAAATTCTAATTTTTACGGCACTTATGAAGGAACTCTTCCCGCTGCCGATTGTGAAGGTATAAAGACGACACTGACATTAAATAAGGATAAAACTTATATACTGAGGAGCGAATATATAGGAGAAGGAGAAAAAAGCGCAACTTTCGAATCAAAAGGTCATTATAATTTGATAAATGGAAACTTGATTGAATTATCTCTAACCTCTTCTAATGAAAAATCTTATTATAAAATACTTGATGGTAGTAAATTAATGTTGTCAGACAAAGAAGGATCAATTAATCAAGGAATCTTATCCGAACATTATATTTTAAAAAAGAAATAAAACTATTTCTATAACAAATCTTTTTTCTACTCCGCCGCAGTTTCCCCTCTGCGGCGGTTTATTTTACACCGTCTTTCAGCTTAGCTCTCCTAGTCAATTTATCCAGTCTTCGGAACCTCCCCCGTCATCAAGCATGGCATCCATGAAGTGTTTGAATGCTATGCCCGTAAGTTCTTCCATATCCGGAAAAGCCTCCGGCCATGGCGCAAAGATCTGCGACTTCTTGAGCTTATAGACGGCCCTGACTCCGCCATGCCCGTCCGATTCAAAAAGGCAGCCCGGCTCCAATCCGGAGCCGGTCATGCTGTTGCGAAGGTTGAGGATGCTTTTACGAAGAGTGAAAAGTTTGCGGCCCGTCATAGAGGCGTAAGCGCCAGCGCGAACGCCGTGCGCCTCCGGAATGACAGGAATGGTCAGCGCCTGGGCCCGCTTGGCCGTCACCGTGCCGCCGTAGATTTTCAATAACAGGGATTGTGCAAGGTCTAGAGGTTCCCCCCCGTTCCCCTCCCCTGCCTGCCCGGTGAGGTAGATGCGGGCACCGTCCGCCGTCGTCTCGGCAAACCAGTTTCGGGCAATGTCGTTGGCCCACCCGGTTTTCTTCCTTCCAGGCCCGTGGGTCGGCAGGGACGTGTTTTCAAAGTGTCCGGATTCCGCCTTGTTCCTGTACCAGGACGAAAGCCAGCTTTTCACTCCCTCCCCCATGCGTTCATTGGCTTTCGCCAAACTTTCCGGAGCTGCTATTTTTTTCACTTCTGCAATTACCGGGTCAACACCGTTCAAGTCGATCGTCAGGTTCATATCTCGTCTTCAATCCGATTGATTTCCCACCCCTTCCGGTAAGCTTCCGCGCTGGCGTCCCACAGGGCTTCCTGCAGCAAATCATCATTGGTGAGGTCCATTTCCGGAAGGCGGGCAAGCACAGCGGCCAGTTCCGCCCGAAATTCATGATCAGAAAGCCCGGAACGGGCTTTGCCGATCAATTCCCGGACAAAATCAGCGCATGGCTCGGCCCACGCCTGTAAAATTTCTTCTGCGGCCTTTTCCGCGTCCTGCTCCAACTCGACGGCCAGGGCGAGCGGAGCTAGTTTTTTCCCTCGGAGGCAGCGGCTTCAACGGCATCCCCGTATTGGCCCGGAGCGGAACCGATAGACGGGGCTTTTCTCAAGACAGGCTCGCCGGAACGCGGCTTGGGTATCTTGACGATGGTGCGGGCGAATTCTTCTCCTACATCCATGATTTCCGCCGCTTTGGCAACCGTTTCCAGGGCTTCTGCGTCAATGCCGCGGATAGAGGGAACAAATTGAGGGAGACGGGAAGGAATATGCCCGTAATTCAAGTGGATGATGGCAGGAATGAGTTGGGAATTGAGAATATTCGCCACGGCCTGCCCCGCGTCTTCAATGACCTCTTTGCGGATACCGGCATGCACTTTGCCAAGGGCATACGCCCCTCCGTCCCCCTTGGAACTGGTCAACGTTTGTCCCAGGATCAGGTTGTCGCATTGTTCGTCCGCCAGTTTGATCAAATCCGCCTGGGGCAGCCCGTTGGCTCCCTTTACGGCGTCATGAAGCTGAAACTCCATATTCTGCGTTGTGACGGCCCATCCCCCGGAACCAAGGTTTTGCAGCATTTCCGCCGCCTCCGTTTTTGCTTTTTCGTCACCCCTGACTTTAGCCGTCCGGAAAGGGATGCCGAAAAGCTCGCAAAACGTCATCAGCCAGGGCAACCCGTAACAGGCGGCTCCGAACCATCCCACAAGACACCGGAGCTTGGCGCCAAAAATAGGGTGGAACACGTCGGCCTTATTCAGCCCAATCAGGAACTTGTCCGGGGGAAATTCTTCTCCTTCCAGGTCGTTTTCCAGGCCGTTGCGGAAAAGGAGCAAACGATCCTTCCTGCCGTAGTTATATTCCCATGCGTAAAATTGAGCGGAAAGAGGCTCGTAACAGCGGGGGTAGATGATATCATCCGACGCCCATTTGATTTGATGAACGGTGTTGCCGCAAGTAAGCATATAGGTCAGGGATTTGAGCAAATCGTCTGCTCCCTGCTCTACCGTGTCCGGTTCCGGTTCTGACCGCCAGAAGGCGGATTCGACAAGCTCCGCCATTTCCTGCGCTTCCGGGGTCGGTTGCTGTCCTTTTTCCGTCCAGGGCATGACTGTCCATTCCATGCGGGCAACGGCGTTTGCTATTTCCCCAAGATTCTTCCGGAGACGCGGCCATTTTTCCAGCATAGCCATAAAGAGCTGTTCCTGCCGGTCCAGCCGCCCGGAAGCAATGGACTCTTTCAGAGATTTCAGGGATTCCGGGTCAAGTTCGGAGGCTGGCCAGTGCTTGAATTTATGATCAGCAAACGGAGAAACCAATATCTGGACCGCCTCTTTCACCTTGCCGCGAAGCCTGGGAAATAATGCCATGAACGAATAGAGATTTAAGGATTAAACAAGCTCCTGCGCCATGCTGAACGCATCGTCGCAGCGGTTCAGCCAGCCCTTCCCGAACACAGGAAACTGCTTGCAAGAGCGGTAAAACGCCTGACGCTTCTCCTGCAGAGCGATAAGGAACACCGCTTCACCCGTGGCGGCCAGCTGGTCCTGCAACTCCTGCCGGGTCCTGGGGCCGACAATCCCGTCCACCACAAGCCCGGCGCCGTGAATGTTCAGCGCGCGCTGCAAAATCTTCCCGGTATTCCTGCTCCCGGAATTGAAAAAATGGTCACGCAACATAAACTCCGTGGCCGGAAAAGCGTCGGAACCCAGCCAGGAACGCACGGCGGCGGTATTATCCAGGACGTACTGGAGACAACCTTCCCAGGCATCTTCACGCCTTCCGGCATCCAACAGGGCCTTCAATCTGTTAAACACGGCCGGTTCAATGCCGTCGCAAATGCCGCAAATCTCCCACTTGCCTCCCTTGTCGGCGGCGGGAAGGCGGGAAACGCGCAGGGAATCCGGCCCGGTGACGCGGCTGTCTTCAAACCGGAGGATAGCCGCGGCCATCTTTCTTTCTGTAGGATTCATATTGTAAACTATTGATTATTAACTAAAGTGAACTTGTAAGAAAAACTTTACAGTTGGAATTAATCTCGCTGTTTAAGCTGTTGCTGGTGGTAATTCTCCAAATGCTGGAGACGGGTATCCATCGTCCGCAGGATCTCCGCCGTATGGGCCGCATTGGTAGCCTGTTCTTTCACCACCTCGCGGAAATCCAGGTAGATGAACACGGCTATCACAAAACCGCCGAAAGTGACGATCTCACGCGTATAATCGCGGATCACTCCCAGATATTCCTTGAGGGGTTTGCACATGGTCTTATTTCTTGGAAGGTACGATCTGAACAACGGGAGGAACGTCCGTAACAGGCTGGGCCTGGGAATAGGAAATATGCCCCTGCTCAATGACGAGGCAGGAGCCGTCTTTGCATACCTCGGCGCGGCTCGGCGTCACGTCCACGGAATGACCGCAGCCGGGTTGTGTCAGAATCCCCGCGGCAACCAGGGCCCCAATCACAGCTCCGGCGATGACTTTTGCCCAACTCTCTTTGATACCCCAACCGGTCAGGAGACCAGTCAGCCAACTCACTTTTTCTTTATTCGTGCTCATATTATTTAGTAGTGAAATGCTTGAAAAAATCCACGGCGGCGGGGTCCGTGATGATAAAAGCCGGGTAGTCCGAGACTGTAAAAATCCTGCGGCCTTTGGTCTCCGCATGGACGGCCTCAACGGTCAAAGACACCGCATCAATCATTGTATAGGCACCATCCTCCGCAAGGGTCAGGACATCTTTTCCCAGCCGTGCCCACACCTGCACCGCCTGCCAGTCCTCACCCATGCCCACCAGAGAGGCAACGACGGCCTGCATGGCCGGGGCATGGTCCGTTGGTATCTCGTCCTGCGTATAGCGCGCCGGAGGTCTATAACCGCCCTTGTCCTGATAAATGGCCGTCAGGGTGAATTCTCCCCACTCGCCGGGCCGGGGAAACTGTATCTGTATCTCTGAATTATTCATGCTCAATCTTCGGTAGTCGTTTCTTCCGTCGTTTCTTATTCGGCTTCCGGGTCAACAAAATCCTCCACCGCCTCGGAGACAATGATATTGCTCTCCATGGAGGAAAACCCGTAATACGCCGGATTGACATTATTGCAATGCAAGTGCATCGTCGCCGGAAGGAACGCTCCGGCCAACGCCCAGCTGTTGGCATTCTCCATATCAAGATAATATCCGGAAAAGGGATAAATATTCTCAAAGCAATGGACTCCCCTCACCGTGGCGATCTTGACGCAGCCGCGGGTGGAATTCCCGCCATGCAGCAGCCACAACGCTCCCCTGTCTTCGGTATCATATCCTCCGTCCTGGTATTGCTCGTAAACCACCGCGTACACGCAGACGGGATAACCGTTATTGGAAGACGTCTCCGGCGCGAGGGCCTGCGTCGTCTTCATCTTCCATTTCTGCTCGGCATTGGAATAATAAATCTCCCGGACACGAATGTGATACCCCCCTGCGGCCGCGTCCCGGACATGATCAAACGTAATATCGATAATCTCCCCAATCCTGTAGCCGCCCGCCGCCTGATCCGGCACCAGCGTAAATGCGTCCCTGTCCCTTCCCATGCGCACGACCGTTTTCATCTGGCCGAACCTGGCCGTGAATTTAGCGCTGACAGCCGGAAGGCGCACCGGAGCCACCCACCCCCGGATGCTGGAATAATTGTGCATGGGCCTCGCGTTGGTCACGAGGCCGCATTTCACGGTAAAGGCGGAATTAGCCGGGACGTTGAAATAAAGGGAATTGGGTTCCTTGTCTGTTTTGAAAACCGTCCCGTTGGAAGACGAGCAATTCGCCGGGAGCGGATAACACCTGACGGAAAAAGCATCAGTTACGGCAGCCAGCCCGGCGGCGTAAAGGCGGTTGACCGCTGACATATCGGTCAGCGCCCCCGCGGCAAGCGGGATGTTGATACCTCCATTGGCGTTGACGGCCCCGTCAAACGTGCCTCCCGCCGCGGTGATATTGCCGTCCAACGTCATGTTGCCTGCATCATCTACTTGAGGTATGGCCGCCAGAGCCTGCTGGGCCGCCGTGGCAGAGTTGGCTGCACTGGTGGCAGATGTTGCGGCATTATCGGCATCCGTGGACGCGGTGGCGGCGGACTGGCCAGCCGTCCGCGCCGCAGCCTCGGCGGTCGCGGAAGATTGGCGCACATCCCGCCCCAGGCTGTCCAGTTGTCGCGCGGTGGCCAGCTCCATTCCTCCCAGGGTGATGCCGTCGTCATAGTCCACCACCACGGTCATCAAGGGAGCCATCGTACCATTCACGGCGGGCGGGTTGGACACCTCCGTGATCAAACCGCGTCCGGGGACGGAAGGGGTCAGGACAGCGTGCATGCCCAGCGCGTAGGGCGTCATCTCCGTCCCCTCGCACACCTGGATGATGATTTTGTCTCCGCGCTGCAATGTAACGCCCGGCGTAAATACCCACGTGGCCGTCTGGCCGCTGGACAGGTTGGACACATAGGCGGAGGTCCCAATCAGGCTGTAAGCTCCGTCCGTCAGCCTCCAGACACGCAGGCAATATTGATTAGCGGCCGGGGTTTCAAAAAAATACACGGTTGAAATGCTTTTCAGGCGGCAGCTGTCGGGCAGATGCCCGGCCAGAATCTCGTCTCCCCAGGTCATTGCATAGCCTCCGACGATGGTCCAGGTGTCGGCGGCGTCCCCGCTGGACAAGGAGGATTGCCCGGTTGCCGCGGCCAATTCCACGCCCGCCTCCTTGAGAGCTCCCGGCAATTTATTTGCTACAGCCTCATTGACCAATTCCCCGCTTTCCACCTGTCCTTCCAGCGTTTCCACAAGCCGCGTTGCTTCATCCCGGGCCGCTTCGGCCTGTCGTACAAGTTCCTCGACCACAATGGACGGGTTTTCCACAATGGTTACGGAGCCGTCTTCCGTTTCGGGGATGGAGACATCAAGAGCACCGGCCACGGCCGCGGCCTCATTCGTTCCGTCCGGAGGCGTAACGCGGGACATTACATGCACGGCTCCCTTCAACAAGGGGTATTCTTTGCCCGATGCGTCGGTCAGAAAAATATCATATGCGCCGCATCCGGCGGCCAGCCTCGGCCATGTCACCAATGCCGTACTCACCCCCGTAACGGCACAGTCCAGCATGATCACCCCATCCTGTACCACCGCGCCGCGTAGCGTCATGCCGCTGATGTCCATATCCTCACCGGAAGGAGAAATAAAATGCAGCGCAAGAGACTGCGGCAGGGATTCCGTGGCGTGTACGTTGTAGTTGGCGGCTTGCCTCATGCACGCATTATCGCCCCAACGTGAGGGAGGGTACAACAATGTCAAAATGGGCTACGAACAGTCCTAAATGGGATAAAATTTCCCCGTATGTTTGACGGCGTGCTGACTCTTGCCCACAATAGGCCTGTTGCCCTCTCCTGTCCAAACTCCGGAAGATCCACGAAAGGAAGCCCATATAGCCCCCAGCAAGGCGTCCGCGCGATCAGGAGAAGACAGGTTGCGAGCCTTCATTTTCTCCTTCTTCTCGTTCCTGAGCCTGGAATCGTCCGCATATTCTTTCTTCCGGGTAGTCAACTGCACGAAAAGCGTCTTGTCCGGCCGCCTGGACCTGATATGCACTCGCCCGGTCATGAGTTCCAGTCCGGCGTCATTCCAGCATTCCGCCGAGAGATTGATGTAGCGGTCGCGGTCTTCCGGAGGGTTGTTCCCAAAGAACTCATTCGGATACCAACCTGATTCATTAAAATCGCTGATGACAGCCAGGCCCATGCCCGGAGCGTCCACCCACAAATCACAATCCGCAATGCCCAGCCCCTTGAGGGTGGCAATGCACTTGCGGACACTCTGCACCGTGTCCCGCTGTCGTTCCGCGTATTCAATCCAGGCTTCGTTTCCGTCGCAGATGGCAAGGACTGTTTCATCCCCGCCCGCGGCAATGTCCAGGAAGGCCACGGGGCGCCCCCTGCGCGGCTCGTAGGGCTGCCGCTGACCCCATTCCAGTTTTCCAGGGTCAATGATGTACAAATCTCCTTCCAGCGTGAATTCCGCCAGCACGACGGAACGGAAATAGGAATCATCCTCATTACCCCCCACACGGGCCAGAATGCGGTCAATGCGCTCCTGGGAGATATGGGGGCAATCAAAGGCCGTTACCACCATCGGACAGAAGAGGTCTTTTTCCTCGTGGAAACAGCGATAAAATTGCCCTTCCGGCTTGCCTGGGGATGAAAGGTAGATGCAGAATTGAAGCGTACATCGTTCAATGGCGTCAAAGATTTCATCAGGAACCGTCTTTGCCTCGTCCACCACGAAAAACACGGGGGAGGAAGGATCATCTCCGGTAAACTCGTCAACGTCAAACAGACGGGCTTTCTTCTCGCTGCGGGGGTCTTCCTCATCCTGTTCCTTCCGCTCATCCTTGAATTCGTCCGTCACACGCCCGTGCCAGCCTTCCGCCTTCCCGGCGTGGTTGGTGGAAAAGCCTTCGATGAATCCCCCTTCCGGCGTTTCCACGCGGCAATTCTTGAGCCATTTCCAGCCCGCAAGGGATGGGTTGTTCCGGTGCCGTTCCAGGGCAGGCCAGAGCTGGTTTTTTACCTGGCGCCATGAGCCGGACGTAATAGGCATACGCCCACGGGGGTAGCGCCAGAGAAACCATAGGGCAAGGATACCAATTACCTTGTCCGTCTTGCCGGAACCATTAGCAGCGCGCAGGGCAACCCGCTTTCCCCGGGCAGCCCTTTCAAGGGCCCGCATCTGCCATTTGTACAGCCCTGTTTCCCCCAGAATCAGGGCGGCAAAGATGACGGGAGAGTCTTCCGGCCTGACCGGAGCCCCTAGCTTTCTTCCTCTTCGGACCATATTTCTCTCAAGGCTGTCACTAACGGAACGATTGCTTCTGCTGGAAGTTTATGGGTCACCTCTACGTTTTTTTCTCCACCTTCCAGAGCCAACGCCGCACGGTCTCCGTACTTCTTCGGCATCAGCTTGGCAAGCATCCATTTGAGTGTGTCTATTTCCAACTTGACCGCCTGCAACATGGTTCCCCCTATTTCGGCACGTGGGGCCACTTCATGCCCTTTCTCCACAAGGTCAAGCAACTTGTCTTCTAGGGCGGCAAGCCGTTCCTCGCACGCGCGCGCGTATTGGTTTGCAAAATCCGCGTTCTCTCTGGCCCAATTCATCACCGTGGGATGGGGAATGCCTTCCTTTTCGGCAGCCTTCCTCAGACTATCCCCGCAACGTATATGACCGCAAATGCGTTCAGAGAGGGCAGCGCTATACCTGGAAACATTTCCCTTCTTCCCGGTCCTCTCTTTCTTCATTTCGCATACTCCTTGTTGATTTTTTCCCACCCTGCCGGAGGTATATCGTCCTGGCGGGGAACGTACGCCTTTCCGGAGAGTTTCACATATCCTTCAATCCAGCGCAGCCCTTCCGCGTCAATACAGCGTTCAAAGCTGGGGCAGTCCGCGTTATCGTAGAGGATACTATCAGGTTTACGCTCATAAGCGCTACATTCCATACTACCCGGGTTGAGCTTCTTCTTGGAGCACAAAAGGCATTTCATCAGGAGAGGGTGGGATGTTTTGCATCCTTTGAAATCAGACTCCCAAATTCTCTTGTGCGCTGGTGATGTTTCTTCTTTCATATCATTATTGTATCAATTCACAGTCAATGATCAATTTCCCGTTCTGATTATGGAATTGGAGAAATTTGAGGGTTCCTCCCTTCTGGATGATGATTTCATCTTCACTGCTAAAATAGGTTTGCGGGCTAAGGCCGTCCCAGTCCTTACCGGCCCCTGCCCCGAATCTGGAAAAGGGCTCTGCATAAATGGCACGGGTTTTCTTCTTCAGGAGAATTCTGAACAACACGGGACGGTTCATGAATCCTTTCCCCTCCGCTACGGCAGCAGACATGAAACCTTCGTCTTTGAGAGGGTTTCCCACTACGGAGAGATTGAGCATATCAACCAGCTCGTCTGTTATTTCTTCTCCTTTCCAGTTCAAAGCGTCTTTCAATTCCTTGTAAACCCCACAGCCACGGAAAACAACCATGTCTTGAGGCACTTTGCATCTGTCAATGACTTTGGCGATCTGTTTCGCCTTGGCGTTGGACTTCCCCTTCCTCAAATCGTTGTTGATGCGGGCATATCCATTTCCGGTGTAGGAAAACAAAGCGTTCTTTTCCAGTCTGGATGCCTTTGCCCACACTTCCCCGGTAACGCTTCGCAAAAGGTCATCAGCTTCCTTATCCGTCAACGGGGCAGGCATCTTCACCTTGGGGACATCTCCCAGGCTGACCGTGTGCGTGACGGCTGAGACTGGCGCAGGAATGGGAGCAGAGGGAACCTTGATGACTTTCTCCGCCGTTTCCCTGGCCTTTTTCGCCACTTCCTGTGAGGGAAAGACAACCTCATCAGATTTGTCCTGTTTGACTCCCCAGCGGTCTTCATAGACCTTTTTCAATTTGGCCCTCAGTTCCTCCGGCAACTTCGCCGTACTGGCCTTCTTGCCGTACCCGTACCGTTCAATCAGGTCAATCCCGAAGCGCTCCGCACCCCTTGGACGCTTCAACGGCTCCCCGGGTTTGAGTAGTCCCAGCCGTTCGCATTCTTCCCGGGAAACAGGCTCCTGATCCATGTAGGAGTTGAAGCCGAACGGCGGCCAGGGGACCTCAAAGCCCCCGAGGCTGGCGGCGTTCATTTCGTCTGCCCAAAAAGTAAAGTCGGTTTTAAGCCGGACAGCATCTTCGTTGACGACATGAACAAGCCGCTTTGTCTTGGCTCCCGGAAAGCGGATGAACCGGAAAGCAGACCATGCTTTGAGATTGGCCGGTTTCATGGATGCCTCCCATTGAGCAGCCCCAATGCTTTGCCGGACGTTGGTCTTGAAAATGAGCTTCAGACGGGCCAGAGCACCGATGTTTTTAATATCGTTGTGATACTTCGGGCCTTCGGCGTCCGGTGGAACAAGCCCCTCGGTTTGGAGCCATTGAAGTGCCTGGTTGGAAAAGTCCGCGGCGCTTCCTACCTTGATAACCGTTTCCCCATTGGGTAAAGTCTCCTTTTCTCCTGTCAGATAATTCTTAATCAACCTGTGCAGCCGTTCCAGCAATCTGATATTCTCCACCTTGGAAGAGAAAAACTTGTTTTCCTTCATGGCAGCGTTCAGAGCAGCCCATTCCTTTGAATCCATGCCGGAGGGTGTGGGATGTTTTGCCAGGAATTTTTCCAGGGGTGTTACCATAGAGGCAATTCTGGATGTTCAAAGGGGGGAGGTTCAATCTTGCCAAATTGGGCTACGTGATGTTCCAGAATGCGGACGGCGGGAAGACGGTAGAGTCCGGCGGATTCCAGAGCATTGATAATGCTGTTGGCGCGTTCTTCGGCTTCCTGTCTGTCGTTAGTACCAAGTCCCAGCTCGACAAGTTTGCCTTTCTTTCTGGGATCCACCAGAAGCGTTAAGCGCAGTTTGTAGGATCCGGGCTTTCCTCGCCGCGTCGGCTTGTTTTTTCGCAGGGATGGTTTGGGGGGTCTCATTTGTTGGTGACGGGATAATTCTGTTCTTCCTCGTATTTTGTGAGTTCCGCGGTCCAGCGGAATTGAATACGCCCCAGCCGTCCGAAGCGGTTTTTGCCGATGATCCACTGCGCTTCCGTGGGGTCGTGCTTGTCGGGCTTGTACATGTAGGGGCGGTGGATCATGATGATCTGGTCGGCGTCCTGCTCAATGGAGCCGGAGTCGCGCAGGTCGGAAACGACCGGTTTGCCCTGGGCGTTCCCGGCTCTTTTTTCCACGTCGCGGTTGAGCTGGGCCAGCACCAGGACGGGAATATTGAGTTCCTTGGCCAGGGATTTGAGGCCGGCGGAGATTTCCGAGACTTCCCGTTCCCGGCTTCCCCGGGCCTGCTGGGTCGTGGAGCGCACCAGCTGCAGGTAGTCCACGCCGATGCATTTGACGCCGTGTTCCCGGACCATCCGGCGGCCCCGGGCTCTGATGCTGTCGATGGTGAGGGAGCTTTCGTCGTCGATGTGCAGCGGGGCGGCCGTGATTTTCCTGACGGCGGCCGTGAAATGCTGCTGCTGTCCGACCGTCATCGGCTTGCCGCGGCGGATGTCGTCGGAGTTGATGCCGGCCATGCCGTAGAGGATGCGTTCCAGGAGCTGGGATTTCGGCATTTCCAGGCTGAACATGCCCACGGGGGTTCCCTCAAGGCAGATGTTGGTGAGGATGTTGACCAGGGCGGCGGTTTTCCCGACTCCGGGCCGGGCGGCAAGCACGATCATGGCGCCGGGCTGCAGGCCGTCCAGGGTCAGGTCCAGGCGGCGGTATCCGGAGGATATTCCTTTGATGGCGCCGGGGTTGTTCATGCGCCATTGCAGGTTTTCAATGATGGTTCCCACGGCTCCGCGGATGGTTTCGGTTTGGCGGACGCCGCACCGGTCCCGCAGGGCGGACATGCCGCGCTCGGCTTCATCAAGGGCTTCTTCCGCGCTTTTGAGCTGATCGCCGGCGGCTTCCGCCATCCGGGAGGCAAACGCGAGCAGCGCATGTTTTTTGGCAGCTTCCGTGACCATTTCCAGGGCGGCGGCGGTTTTGTACCGGGCAAGGGCTCCGTAGGTGGCCGTCTCCACGACTCCGGCGTGCCCTCCCACGGCGTCAAGCTGGCCCTGGGCTTCAAGGCGGGCGATGACGGTGAGGGCGTCCACGGTTCCTCCCGTGCCGGCGACGGTTTCCAGGGCGGTCCAGATTTGCTGGTGCGCCGGGAGGCTGAATGTCTGGCGGCTGATGCCCTTGTCCCGGAGGTCCGCAAAGGCCTGGGAGCCGTCCATTGCCTGGGAGAGCACCAGTTTTTCAGCGTCAATGAGTGTTTGAGAGTCGATCATATTTTTTGAAATTGTTGATTGTTAAAGTTCTTCAAGGTTGCTGTAAGGGTCTTTGTCTGTTCCCGGCTGTACCGGATGATTGACGGCGTAGGAGGTGGCGAAGCTGATGGCGTCGGATTGCCATTTGGTCACGGGGATGCCGTTGCGGGTCCAGTTGACGGCATCCCGGCTTCCCCAGTAGGCTGTGGCGCAGTCCGGTATCTGGTCGGGGGTTAAACGCACACGCCCCGCAAAGGCCGCGGCCCGAAGATGGTCTTCGACTTCTTCCACGGTGCACGGAAGGGGGGTAGAGGGGGTATTATTCGTCTTCGTCTCCGACTCCGTCTTAGTGTGCATATGCTGCGCATCTGCTAAGCATGTGCTGCGCATATGTGCATCAGGCGCAGGGTATTTGCTTTTCTTGCTCCGTACCTGTTGCCGGAAGTTGGTCACTTCCAGATATTCTTTTCCCTCGATGGAGTACAGGACGACGAGCCGGGCTGCCTCACAGGATTTGAGGCAACGTTGAACGGAATCCTCCCTCATGGAGTCGAGTTTCAAGGGGTACAGGGCAGAGCGTAGAACAGACGAACGGGCGTCAAAACGTCCAAAGTCGTCTACAACGGAGAGCAAGCGGCGGAAAAATACCTCCGCTTCCCAGCTCAGAGAATTAACCGCTTCGCTGGTTAAAATCCCTTCTCTGATTATTCTATTTGGCATATCAAAAAAGTGTCAGTTGGGGGTTGTAGATTTCATAAAGACCAGGAAGACGGTCTTCCCGCGGCGGTGTCCGAACAAAGGTTCATGGCTGGCCAGCTTCAACACTTCTGCCGTGCTGACCTGATCCTCACACCATTTGAACACCAGAACGCCGCCCGGTTCCAAAACCCGGAAACACTCCTGGAATCCGGCCTTCAAATCCTCCTGCCAAGTCTCCCTGTCCAGTTTTCCGTATTTCTTGGCCAGCCAGGACGATTCCCCGGCGTGAATCAGGTGCGGAGGGTCGAACACGACAAGGCGAAACGCCCCGTCGCTGAAAGGCATGGCCCGGAAGTCTCCGACGACGTCCGGCTTGATTTCCAGGGTTCGCCCGTCGCAAAGCGTGTGCGTTTCCTCCCGGCGGTCCATGAACACCACGTCAGGATGGCGGCGGTCAAACCAGAACATGCGGGAGCCGCAGCAGGCGTCAAGAATGGCTTTCATTCCCCCTCCTTTCCGTCCGCCAGGGTTTCCCCCACCTGGGCGGGTGCGTTTTCCAGCGAGTTATGCGGATTCACATCCGTGTTCTCCCCCGCGGCGTCCGCCGTGTATTTCAGAGCCCTCCCCTTGTCATCAATAGGAATCCACGGCTTATTCCATACATGCCTCATGCGGAGCGCATTAAGTCTTCGGGCCGCTTTTCGCATGGTCTCATACCTTTTTCCATGTTCATGCTCTCCGTCCCTAAAGAAAACGCGACGGAGAAACGCATTTTCACGGCGACGAAATATCCGAAGCCATTTTCGGTGATACCTGTTCATTCTCCCTCCTTTCTCGGCTCCCAGTAGCAAAAATCCTCAAGATGAATGCCGGGGATGCAGTCAGTATGAGGGCAGTTGTATCCTAAATAACGGCAAGTCTTGCACTCTCTTCGTTCCAGCGGCACCCACGCCCTACACTCGGCCCGCTTCTGCCAGACCTTTTGGACTATTTCCCGGCGTATATCTTCATGGGACTCTTCATGCCAGAAGACACACCTACGGGCATCCTTCCAGAGCTGAAACAGTTCCCCGTACTCAAAAAAAGCTTTCTGTTCAGGCGTCATTTTCATTTTCTTTTTCCTCATATTTTAAGTAGACTTCAATCGCTTTAAGAAATCCTTTGTATTGGCCCGCTAAATAGAGGTAATACCCAAATGAGAAAATGGATACTAAAACAACTATAAGTTGCGCAATATCAAATATCATTGCTTCCTCCTTTCTGCTCAATCTCCCACGGCCATTGCTCCACCTCATCACAGTAAATGATGAAAGAGTCTCCTGCGTAGTCGCGAACGGTTATTTTGCATAAATCAAGGTCTTGAGAGACAATCGTAACGGGATAAATACTGCCACTATACACGAGCTTGTCCCCCGGCCAGACCCTCATGATGGGAGGAAACAAAGAAACAAGCCTATCCATATCTTCAATGCACGCTTTCTTGGTTTTCCAAAAATGGGAACTCTGGAAGAAGCAGTTGTAGCAACCAGCAACCCAATCGGTTGTTATCCCATGGACATCATATCCTCGTATGGCTTTCAAAGGTGTGCCGCAAAGAGGGCATTTAGGCGTTTTCTTTTTCATAGTCTTTAATCAGTTCATCCACGTCATCCTTTAATGACTCGCTATCATCCTTTAATCCGTCCAGATCCCATTTCAGGCTGTCCAGCTGATTGGAAAGGATACGCAGTCTATCCAAAAAGGACTGATATACCTCTTCTTCTTCCATTTTCTGCGGACCGCATTCCGTGCAAGAATCCATGTCCACAAAAATTTTCCCGTCTTTTTCACAAGCCCGGAGCGGGTAAGCGCCATGGCCGGGTTTATCGCAATAGACATTGTTCATTTTAATTTATCCTTTCTTGATTTTAAGTTTTCCGTTCGGACCCATGGTCCAGTCGTCAAAAGTGACGGTGCCGGACAGGTTGATCACGGGGTAGGCGTCATGTGGGTTAATGTGGTAAGTTCTCTTCTTGTGCTTAACCAGGAGATACCCGCCTTTCAGAGCACCGGAAACGGTGCCTCTAACGCCCATAGCCGTTATTTGCTGTCCGATCCGGAAGCAGGTGCCGCAAATGGCGTTGAGGTCATCCAGATCGGCCTGTGCGGTTTTGGTGACAGAGGCTTTTCTTCTGCGGTTGTATTCCTCCATCCAGAGCCGTTTTTTCTCTCTTTCTTCCGGGCTCATTTTCCGAGTTCCTTTCTTTTGTAGGTTTCAACGGTTTTTGTTTGATAATCACAAAAGCCCTCCTGGTTGAGGTAGCAGCGGCCAAACTGGGCCAGGGCAAAAGCGTCCGCCTCGTTATTATTGCTCATATCCGCCGCCCAATGCTGAAAAACGCGTTTGAGCATCAAATCCTTTTCCGCATTGCCCTTCCCCGTTGCAAATTTCTTATTGGTGGCAGGTGCAACAACGATGAAAGGTATTCCCATGTCCAGGAGCAGGAGGCGAATAACGCCGCCCAATTCCGCCAGCCCGGCCATGCCCTGGGAAGATCCATAGGAATACCCCTCAATAACAGCAAGGGAAGGCTGTGTTTGGTTGATGATGTCCAGCACCGCATTGCGGATTTCAGAGAGACGTTTAACGCTCCTGTTCCTGGATTTGATGACGCCCCATTTAGGGGAACCATCCCACACCAGAGCCCACCCTGTAGCGGTTAGCGACAGATCAAGACCCAGTACACAGTTGTTCATGGCTGTTGATTAGAAGGGGATTTCGTCTTCTTCCGCCGGCGGTCCCGCCGTGGCGCTCATGTGGTTGTTGGCCGGCAGGTCCGCCGGGCGCGGAGGCAGGGACGCTCCGCCGCGCCCTGCCGCTGCCCTGTCCTGAGCCGCCATGATGGCCCGGGCTTCGTCCGGCCCCAGCACGTCTTCGCAGTTGCTGAATTCGGGATAAGTCCCGTCCGCCCTGGGCTTGTCTCCCTGTCTGACGCTGAGCCGGACGTAGCAGGGTTTGCCGAGGTATTCCGCCGGGTTGATGATGACCTGCTGGCCGGGTTGGTAGACGTTCCCGGTGACGTTTTTGACGAACAGGTCGATTTTCCAGGCCAGGTCTTTCGAGGCGGTCAGGTAGTAACGGACCGTCGCCGCCCCTTCAGGGCCGAAGGCTCTGATGTGGACGGCCAGCTGCGGGCATCCCCGCGTTTTGGCGCCTTGGGAGATTCCTTCTTCCATTTTGACGATTTTTCCTTCGTAGACGCCCGCGGGGAGAAATCCGTATTCGCTGGGCTCGCCTTCTGATATGTAACTGAACATAATGGTTATTTGGTGGTTGCGGTTTTGGAGACGGAGATTTTTTTAACGTAGGAGGAGCCGGCCCCCGTCCTGACCAGTTCTTCCGGGAATTGTTGTTCCGGCAATGCTTCCGCGAACAAGGCGCGGAAGATGTCCGCCTTGAGCGGGCCATAGGATTTCAGGAGTTTCGGGACGCCAATCCAGGTGGCGTATTTGGCGACGTCTTCCGGAGCGACGGTGTCCGTGCCTTTCCGGGAGACGCGCCTGAATCCGGGGACTTCCGTGCCGTTGTTGAGGTAGTCGAGGATTTTTTCTTTTCCCTTTTTGACGTAACTTTCCAGCACAGCCGCCTTGGTGACGAATTCCGCCAGCCTGGACGGGTTTTCCGCGATTTCGGCGAAGCTCGCTTCCAGCGTTCCGGCTTCCGCCAGGGTCAGCATTTCCTGCGCCGCCCGGTTCCGCAGCGGGCAGGTGTCCTGCGAGGCGCACCAGCCGCAGTAGTCGCAGAGGCGCGGCCCGCCGCCGCGGTCCACGGCGTCCACCACTCCGTTGACGATGGAGATGGCTTCCCGGTAGGTGAATTTCCGGGTGACGATTTGCTGCTGGTCGCAGTAGAGGAGGTGGCAGGTGATTTCATCCAGGAATTCCCGTTCCATGAAGGATTTCGCGTAAGAGGCCTGCTGTTCCCAGTAGTTGCGGATTTGGCCGCTTTTGAGGTCGAAGAGTTTGCCGAGCGCGGGACAGAGGCAGTCCGCTTCCCCGCCTGTCACGCGGGGGTGCCATTGCGGGAAGGCGCAGCGGTTTTTGTCGGCAATGACTTCTTCCCCGGAGCAGAGCGTCCGAACCGTTTTCACCGCCCAGAGGATGGATTCTTTTTCATCGGCTTTCAGGTGTTCACACGCCCTGAATTCGTCCACGCCCATGAGCAGGGCCCGGAAGGCGGCGTCCATCCGGGTTCCCCGCTGGGCCGCTTCTCCCGCGTCGGGGGAGGAGACGTAGCAGGGGCATTGCGCCAGCTTGGGGAGCAGGGACGGCCTCAATAGTTCCGTGGCCGGGGCCGGACGGGGCCCGGCAATGTCAGCGAGGATTTTTTGCAGGTCGTCCAGGCTGACGGCGTATTCCGCTCCGTCCAGGGAGAGGACGGCATGCCCGGTTTCGCGGGCGACGTTGATGCAGGTGACGGGTTTCATCGGCACGCCCCTCCTTCCATGAATTCTTTTACGGAGTTATTGAACCGGGCGGGAGTTTTCAAAATCCGGGCGGCATATTCCGCCGGGACTTCTTCCAGCCCTTGTCCGGCAGTAATGATTCCGCGGCTGATCATGAAGGCGAGGGCGTCTTTTGCGTGGTCAATCACCGCGGCTAGGGCATCCGCCTGACGATCTCCCGCGGATGCGGCCGGAGGCGGCGCCTGTCCATTGTTTGCCGCAGGGGCATCATTCGCCGGGGCATTGGCAGATCCGCAGCCCGCTCCAAACAGCAGGCGTGAGATTTCCCCGGCGTCCATCGCCATCACCGCGGGCATCCCGTGCCGGTTTTTGGCTTCCCACGGGGCGGAAGGAGAGGTGTAGACCATGCGTTGGTTTCCTCCATGTCCCTTGCCGTCCTGGACCGTTACGACGAAATTGCAGAAGAGCATGGCGTCAGCCCATTCCTTGACCAGCGGCGCGACAAATTTGGAGAGGTTCAGTTCGTGTTTGTCGTAGGCGCCGGCTGTTTCCGGCATTTCAAATTTGACGCGGCGGGAGTGTCCCACCAGCACCACATTCATACCCGCCCCCATTAATGCGTTGAGGCGTGTCAAGAGGTCCATGGCTACAGGTTCGATCATCTTGTACCCCTTGCCGTATCCAAAATCTTCAATGGATTTCAGGGAGGCGTTGGCCCGCTTATTGTGTTCCCTGATGAAGGCGTTCACAAACAAACGCTCGCACCAGTCTATGGAATCAATGATGACCGTCCGGAATTCGTGCCCGCCCTGCGTCAATTCTTCTATCGCATTGATCACGTCTCCGTAGCTCCGGCAGTCCAGCCGGGCAACGTCGATGTGGGAAGATCCCTGTTCCGTGTCCAGCAGAACAGGAGCGGGCAGCCCGGCCGCCAGCGTGGATTTTCCCACGCCTTCCGGCCCGTAGATGATGACACGCTGCGGACGCTGCTGCACTCCGCGCTTGATGTTTTGTAATAGGCTCATATTATTGTCTTGTTTGATTGTATTCAGGTCGGGTGTCAGTTCCTGCTGGCCCCGGCCATCTTTTTTCAGGTAGTTAGAGATTTGCATTGAACGAGCCGGTTTTGCGGTAGCGCTTTCCGGTAGTTGTATCAGAGAGTTGTTCAATAATGGCGGTTGTAACCCGATTCAGGTCCACGTAAAGCACTCCGCCACACTTGACAATCGGGAGCAGTTTTTTACCGTCGGCGCTTTCCAACATGGCCCGGCTCGGTTCAGAACCTTTGGCAAATAGTCCGCATTGTGCAAACTTGGAGAGCCTTATCAGCCGGGACGGCAACGGGGGAGCAGTGATATTGATGTTGATTTGAGGTGAACCGGCAAATGTGGCATCGGCGTTTTTAGGCCATGATTGAGACAGGACATCAGCTAATCCTTTTGAAATGTCTCTGACCACTTGTTCAGGCAACCTATGGTCTTGGTTCATAATTACTTAATGTTAATGTAAATAAAATAAACAATCGTGGAGATCCCAACCAGCAGAGCGGAAAAGACAAGGTTCTGTACGATACCGGGCCGGGGGTTGAGTTCGTCTTCCGGAAAGCCTATCGGGCGGCCGTAAAGGGATTCCATTTTCTCGGTGCGGTCGCGGCGCAACCAGTATTGTTCGTTCGTCATTTTTTCCATTGTTGTTCAGGGGGCGGGTTAAAGCTCGTGCCAGCCGAGCCGGATAAATTCTTCGATCAGGTCTTCTTCCATTAGGCTGCAGGCTTCTTGGGGTTCTTCGGGCGGGGAAGATCGCGGGGCGTGGTCAAGTGAACACGGAATCCCCTGCGGAATGATTCTCGTTCAATGATGCGAATAATAGCCTCCGAAGGCTTCAACCCTTCTTCCGCTTCGGCCAGCAGATGGCTCTTGCAGCCGTCCGGCAATTTGTCTAAGTCGATTTCTGTTTTCATGATCTCTCGTAGTTGATGAAATCTTTTTACGTAAAAATCATGAACACGTCAACACGCATTTCATGTTTTATGCGTGATATTTTCTAATCAATAGGTTGACTTTTCATGAAATGTGCGTAAAATCAACGTATGACGCCGACTAAAGAAGACGTAAAAAAATGGCTCAAAACTATAGGTAAGGATCGCTTTTGGCTTTCAGGGAAACTCAACACGCCTAAAAGAACCATAGACAACTGGCTTGCTCCCGGAGGGGCATTCCCTGCTTATGCAGTTCTTCAGCTCCAAAAACTAATGAACGGAGAAGCCGAATCCTCTCCCCGCATCGTCATAGACTTCACAGATGAAGAATGGGACATCATCTGTGAGGCTGCTAAAGCCCACAAAGAAACCTTCCTGGAATTCGTCAATACCGCCATTCAAAATGCCGCCAAAGAAAAAGAGGCTGCCCGCAAGAAGTTTACCCCGGTAGAAACATTCACAGCCCCTCCCTTGGAGGCTCAGGGACGAATCATCGGCAAC